TCTAAAACAAGAAATTATATTATGTTTCTCTTGGGAATTTATACAGGTCTTAGGGTTTCGGACATTATTAAACTGCGAGTTAAGGATGTAGCTGGAAAGAGTCATCTTATCATAAGGGAAAATAAAACTGGCAAAAACAAACGTGTTCAAATTAATCCAGTGTTAAAGAAAGCTCTCAAAAGTTATATAGCCGATAAGCATCCGAACGAATATTTGATCAGAAGTAAAAAAGGAAAGAATAAACCAATTAGTCGAACGCAGGCTTATCGCATCTTAAAAGATGTTGCTAACCACTTTGACTTAGATGAAATCGGAACACACAGTATGCGTAAAACATTTGGCTATCACTATTACAAACAAACGAAAGATGTAGCAACGCTGCAACGATTGTTTAATCATTCTACACCTGAGCATACGCTGCGATATATCGGTATTGACCAAGATACTTTAGACAAAGCAATGCACAAATTTAGATATTACAAATAGCAGATACGTCTAAATAACGGTCTATGTTAAACATAGGGCGTAGAGGATTTGTTTTGCCCTTCAATGTACTTTATATATTCCGATGTCACATTCGTTAGTTAACAGTCTACAAAGCTAGGATTCTCAAGGGTTTTATAGGGTTGGTAATATGTAACAGAATATAAGATATGATACATTTCACAATCTTTTTTAGGTATAAAAAACAGGGTCAAACCGTTGCGGTTCTAAGATAAAACGCACTTTTTTATACAAAAAAGTTTGTGAAAAAAACTTTAAAAATCAGTGAAACTGTACTACTAAATTCAATGATACCTGTACTAACAATAAGGAAACTTTGCACGAACTAATCAATGTTAACAAAGCAAAAGAGAAAGAGAAATGGCTTTATATAAGCATTCCTACACCTATATTGTCGAAAAACGTCGATTGTCTCAGGGGTAGGGGGTATCAAAAAAGTTTGGCCCAAACTCATATAGACCGCCCCCCAGTCTTCCGTGCAAAAAAATCCTTTTATGAAATTTCGGAATGTCTTTATGAAGTTTATTAGGGATTTTTTACATTGTTTTTAGGTGTTTTTATATGCCTTTACTTAGAAAATTACAAAATAAGGATAATAAGGAGCTGTTAAAGTGATTAGCTTCTCGAAAAAAAGTCCAGTGATTAAAGATACAAAAAGGCTACTGGCATATATGGAAATAAACCATAGTTTCACCCATTGGTTCAGACACATAAAACAAATGAACTGGATTGATAACAGAATAATAGTTAAAACAATAATTAGTGAGAATGAAAAGTATGATGTTCAACAAATTATCAACGCTCTCTTGGTTTGGGCAAATGATAATAGCTTACAGGACAAGCAAATTCAACAAGTATTCATTTTAGATAAAAACGATAAACAGATCCGTAAGGTAAAGGTGTAGTTAAAGGTATTTACTGGAGGTATTAACTTGGGTAATTTTTTTAAAAGATTCCTAAAAAATGATAATAAGAGCTTACTTGAATATATGGATCAAAACTTCAACTTTGTTTCTTGGTATCCACTTATCAACCAGATAGAGAGAGTATCTAATAAAGTAATAGTGAAGACTACAGCGTGCCAGGATGAAGTAGACAAAGTTCAATACATCGCTAGTGCAATCTTTGGATGGGCTAACAATAAACAAATACAAGACAAGATGATCGTGAAACAGGTAATCATCTTGGATAAAGATGAAAAGCAGATTACTAAATTTAAAAATCCTTTAAGTAAAAAATACTTTAAGAAGTGATTAAATATTGGTTCGTAATCCGAGGAAGGTCTCCACCACTTACAAAAGTAATTTCCTAGCTTAATAAATGTTGTAGAAGAGGTGCAAGGAATGACCAAAACAAACAAATTTTTAACTCCAAATGACCTTGGAGAATTAGAGAAAAAGTATGGAGTTGTGAATAAAAACGTTCTAGAGATGGAAGGCTTCACTGGATTTGATATGAATTTTAAAATCGGAGAATTTATAGGGGCAATGCGAAAAGGTAGAAGTAAAGGTGTATCAAACAGTTATAATGCACCATTAGACGTAAATAACAGGCCAAAAGGAGCTGAACAAATGAAAACAACAATTGATCAAACTAAAAAAGAACAGACTGCTGCATTTAACAATGAGTTACAAGATAAGAAAAAAAGAATTAAAAACCAACTAAATCAATTTTTACGGACCGGAACTGTAGCAACAGAATTCAAAAACGCTTTAACCCTAACTCAAGGTGGAGCCGTATTAATTCCAGAAGAATTAAAGGGTGATATTGAAGCAGCTAAAAAATTCAATAAATCTATGCGTCAATATGTTCACGTTGTCCCAGTTAAAGATAAGAAAGGACTCTACACAACTGAGGACGAAGGAAACTTCAGTGAGTTAATTGAATTCAGTGATTCGGTTCCAATTACTGAAGCAGATATGCAATTTAGAGCAGTAAACTGGAATCTTAAAAGATATGGCTCTTTTACAAAGGTAAGTGAGGAACTCTTCAATGATACAGGCTTTGATCTAACCACAACTTTTGTAAATGCACACTCTGAAAAGGCAACTAAAACAGAAAATAAGCTAATCTTTACTGCGATTCGAAACGGTTTAACGGTTAAAGCTCTTACTGACGTAGAATCTTTAAAAACATCTTTAAATAAAGACTTAAACCCAGCATTAGAAAATGAAATTGTCGTTGTTACTAACCAAGACGGCTTAGAACTATTCAATAAACTGGATTCAAGCGGTAACACTATCAAGTATTTAAAGACTGGAAACGATGCTGAAGGTCCTAAACGCTTTTTGGATATTTATCGTTTTGAAGTGTATTCAAACGAGGAGCTACCTTCTCAAAATGGAAAAGCCCCATTCATTTATGGAACCGTCAATCGGGAGGTAAAGCTTTTTACAACGGATTCACTAGAAACCCTAGTAAATAAAAAAGCAGGTCTTTTGAATTCAACCTATTTTGTCAGAGGAATTGAAGATTATGATGTACAGGTAATGCCAAATGCAACTCAATTAATCTATGGTGAAATTCCACTAGGTTAGAAGTGTTATTAAATAAATTTGCTCGATGAAACTGTAAAAAATGGAGAGCAAGCACGGTTCTCGTAATTCTTGTTCATTGTCAAAGCACACTCCTAAAACAAAGCTTTGACACACTTTCTAGGGAAGGCCTTCTAACTGCCTTCCCTAATTTTAAATTTATACAAATCGAGGTGAGAAGATTGGCTGGAAGAAATACAGTCGAAATTATCCTATCTGCACGTGATCAAGCCAGTAGAGCTGTAAGAAGTGCATTTAGCAGCGTAGAAGGCTCTGCAAAACTCGCGATGGGAGCTATAGCAACAGGTGCAGCAGCTGCAGGTGCTGCTATGGTCACTTTAACTGGCATAGTAGGGAAAGTTGGAGTTAGTTACAACGCAATGTTAGAACAATCAGAGGTAGCCTGGGCGGGTCTTTTAAAAAGCCAAGAGAAAGCCAAAGAAACTATTCAATCATTACAAAAGATGGGTGCAAAAACACCGTTTGAGTTTGAGGGATTGGACAAGGTTGCTAGACAACTAGAAATGGCCGGACTAGGCGGAAAAGACTTAGAAAAGCGATTATTGGCTTTAGGTGATGCCGTTTCTTATGCAGGTAAAGGTCAAGAAGAGCTTGAAGGGGTTGGAACAGCCTTAGCTCAAATTGCTACAAAAGGTAAAATTTCAGCTGAAGAAATGCAGCAGTTAGGCGAAAGAGGCGTTGACGGATGGGGCTTACTAGCTGGAGCAATGGGGAAAACTAAGAAGGAAGTTATGAAACTATCTTCAGAAGGTAAAATTATGGCCGAGGACGTTCTCCCTAAGATGTTCGTGCAAATGGAAAAAAACTACGGTGGAGCGATGCAAAAGCAAGCTGGTACATTTAATGGAATGATGAGTACGCTTAAAGATAATCTAAAAATGATTAGTGCAGAGATTATGAAAGGTGCATTCGAACGTTTAAAAGGTGCTTTGGATAATATTTTGCCGATAGTAGACAAGTTTTTAAAAGGCTTGCAAGCTGGTGGCTTAAAGGGTGGATTAGCTGCAATTTTTCCTGCATCTGTCGTAAAAGTAATAGACACAGTTTCAGAATCAATTAGCGGACTATACGCTTTGATTACTGGAGACAAAGGAAAAGCAATTAGTATTATGAGCCGTCTAGGGCTAGATAGCAGCACTATCCAAACCGTTGTAAGTGCCGTGGATACAATAAAAGGATATGTTTCTAAATTCTTTGATGAATATTTAGGAATGGCTAAGTTTGAATTAGAAACCATAAAAGGATTCTTTAAAGATGCCTGGGATTTCATAAAAGGAATATTTAGTGGAGACAATGCTTTAGGTGAATCCTTCTCGAAAATCTTCAGCACTATTAAAAGTATTGTTATGCCGATTCTTACGGATGCTGTAGCTTTTGTAAAAGAAAAAATTGCTATGATTAAACAGTTCTGGGACGAAAATGGAACACAAATTATTCAAGCGGTTAAAAACGCCTGGGCAGTAATAGCAGCTGTTTTTAAATTCATTGCACCAGTAATACTATTTGTTTTAAAAATGCTTTGGGATAACGTAAAAGGTGTTATTGATGGGGCATTAAAAATCATTATGGGAATCATTAAAGTGTTCGCTGGTATCTTCACAGGAGATTTCGGCAAGATGTGGGAAGGTATCAAGCAGATCTTCCTGGGAGCCATTGAAGCCGTTTGGAACCTTATCAATCTACTAATGTTTGGACGGATACTCGGAGGAATTAAAGCTTTTGTTGTAAAAAGTGGAGAATTCTTTACTGGATTTGGCACAAAAACATTAGAAATATTTAAAAACTTGGATACGTATCTATTTGAATTTGTGGGAAGTATGGTGACCAAAATAGTTGGCGTATTTAAAGGGTTTGTAGACCAAGGAGTTCAAATATTTGGGACCTTGAGAACGTTCGGAGCATCAATATTTGAATCACTATGGACAGCAATTAGGACGGTGGCAGGGAATATAGCTTCAGGTGTAAAGGGCTATTTCTCGGATATGTTCACAGGAGCTAAATTTCACTTTGATGGGTTATTAAATTCAGCCAGGACAATATTTAATGCTGTTAAAGATGCGATTACTAATCCAATCGATACAGCCAAAACAATGGTCGGGAAAGCTATCGAAGCAATAAAAGGGGCATTTTCTGGTATTTCAAACATTAAAATTCCAGTACCACATCTTTTTTTCAAGACCGGATCCATTAATCCTATGGATTGGGGAGATTCCAAAAAACGTCCGAGTTTTGATGTTAAATGGTATGACAGTCCGAGAATCGAGAACTCAGAAGTTACAAAGAAAAATACTCAATTAGCTAAAATATTAATCGAGCTTTTTAAGAGCAAAGGAGAAAGGCCAGTTATAGTATGACATTAATAATGTCCGTAGCTTATAAAGACGAATTTGCCTTTATTACAAGCGACTCAAGAGTTATTAAACAGTCTTACCGACTTTCTGATTTCAAAAGAACTGATAAAAAGGCGGAAAAAGCCGAGATCAGCTGTGAAAAGGCAATAAAGCTAACAGATTTTGTTTTATTTAGCTCTGGTGGTAATGCAATGCTCGGGGAACTGATAGAGGATGAAATGAAGAAAAGGATAACGTCTGACAGTGATCTATCAGAATGTACAAGTATTTTACGTAACATAATCCAAGAGTTTAGAGAGCGGAAAGGGAAAAATAATCAAAAAGGGCTTTTAAATAAGCCCTCCCTTTCTTTAAATTTTTTAGACGTTCCTGAATACTTTGGTTGTTGTATGACGGGATTTTATAAAAATGGCGGAACTGGAATGACTACGTTTGGTTCTGGTAAAGACACAGTCCCAGAAGAAAATTTTTCATCTAACGAAAGTTATCCAATTTTCTTGTTTGCTCCTACAAATGATTATCAAGAAATGGGAAGAGGGTACTTTATATTACCAACAGATAAGCAAACAATAAACGATTTTCTTGATACAGCTGTTATCTTACACGCTACAATTTCTTACGTTCAATCTAATGCTGTTTCACCAGATTGTAACGCTTATATTCTCCTAAAAAAACCGAACAAAATAAAACCGGAGTTTGTAAGCAGAGTTATTGATACAGAACCATTTCATAAAAGTTTTCCAGATGTAACAGAAGTAGAAAGAATGCTAAATCCAAAGTAGAAAAAAGATTAAAGGTATAGATTAATTTCTATACCTTTTTTAAATATCAAAGAAATCATCAGATTTAGCTGCTGGATCTACCTCGCGAATAGCCTTCATTATTTTCTTAATAGTGGGCAAAGTAGGTGAATATTCATCGTCACTGGAGATTTTACTTATTGTGGTTCTACTGATTCTGGTCTTCCCTACAAGCCATTCTTGAGAAATTCCCCTGGCATCGAGCCATTTTCCAACTCTGGTACGTGGTTTTCCTCCAAATAATCCAAACATATAACTCTCTCTCCTTACTAATCCTTGATACTACCGTTATGGACAACGACTTAAAAAGATATACAAGCCGACTTAAATATTTTTTTTAGTGGACTAGTAAAGTTGGACAATCAGTGCTGCATACCTTGAAACATAGGCGAATGAGACATTCGAGAGAATCTAAAAAGTGAATTATGAGAGTCTTAAATCTCGCTTATTAGATATTTGCAAGACTCTATATCAAGTGTACTTGTACAAGAAAAAATGAAGAATTAATAGGAAAAATGAAACCTATTAAGAATGAGCCGAAGGCGGGAGAGAGGGGAAGGGGGACCGGGGGGAACCAAGAGAATTTTCAAATTGTTTAACAATTAAATTGTCAGAAAAGTCACGTGGTGCAATATCAAAAAAGGAGTGATTCGAATGTTATTTGGACCCACTGTGTTAATTGCTGGCGGAGTCACTATTGTTATATCTTTACTCGATAAAGTTGCTGAGGATTGCGGTATCACTTGGTTAAGCACGACATTAAAACTAGTCGTTCCAATTGTTGCAATGGCAGCAAGCGTGTATTTTCTCGAAACTAACTCCCTTTTGAGGTGGTTACGATGAAACTAGTAGATAAATTGAAAGCCCGTAAACAACTCGTCACAGCCTTTAAAACAGCCGAAATTTACCGTAGTTATTCCACAGATAATGGAGAACGCTATATCCTTCCTAAAATCCACTCAGTAGCCCTAAAAGACGATTCCACTCAATATACATTCACGTTACCTACTGGCGTTAATCCCAAACTTTTAGAAAAGAACTTTTACGTATTCAATCAGATCTTCGGAAAGCAAATTGAACTCGATGGAGAGATAAAGAAGTTTGTTTTAACAGTTTACAAGAAAGGCCTTACGGCTAACCTCACCTACAAATACAGCGACATATCACCTGTTATAGAAGGCTTTAAAATGCCGATAGTATGCGGAAAAGACCGTAACGGTCAATGGGTTGTATATGATGCCATCACAGAGCCTAACGCATTAATAAGCGGTGAACCTGGTAGCGGTAAATCAACCCAGTTGCGGTCCATCCTATCCACCCTAATTCAATATAAATCACCTAACGATCTTCACCTTTATCTGGGTGATTTAAAAATGTCAGAGTTTCACTTATTCAAAGGTGTGCAGCACGTTAAACAGGTCGCGATATTCCCGGATGAACTCGGAAGAATGCTGACACACGTTTATAACGAAATGCTAACACGTAGCAAACTTTTAAACGCTACAGGAGTTATACACGTTGACCAGTTACCAAAAGACAAGAGAGTGCCTTATATTCTCTTAGCGATAGATGAAATTGTAATGGTTATGGACGATAAGGACATTAAAAAGATGCTTGTACAAATCGATTCATTAGGAAGAGCACTAGGAATCTATAACATTTTGTCCTTGCAAAGACCCTCACACGACATACTGGATACGAAAGTTAGATCATTGTTAACCGTCAGAATGGGTTTTCGTACTACTGACTTACAGAACGCGAAAATAATCGGTACTCCGGGAAGTGAAAAGATAAGTCGAGAGACTCCAGGACGGTTTTTCTTAAAGAGAGATACATTAGACGAGATTCAAGCCCCATATTTGACCGATAAGAAAGCTGAAAAGATTTTAATAAGCTATAAGTCTAGCGAATGGAAAAACGGCTGTAATAGCCATTCTGTGGATTCTGCGCAAGAGGTAGAAGAGGAGTTAACGGAAAAGGACGTGTTTAACGATGTCATTAACTAACCGTGATAAAGCGATTATCAAGGATTTAAATAGATTTAGAGTGATGGATCGTGATTCCATTGCAGAACTTCATTTTTCCAATATGAAAAACCAAAAAGATTCGACTAATCACGTTTTATTAAGGCTTTTACGTGATGGCCATATTCAGAGGTCCACGGCATTTAGTCCTTACGTTTATTTTTCAACAGAAACAAATATGAAAAAGGATAGTACCAAGATAGGCCACTTCCTAGCAATCTTAAACACCTACAAAGAAATACGGCAGCTGGGAAAGGTCACCACTTTCTTAGTAGAACCGAAATACGGGAGCAAAGGCAAAGTAGAGCCGGATATTTTCGCGAATTTTAGGGATACTCACTTTTTTATCGAAGTACAACGGACTCTTTATTCTGAGAAACAAATGTCTGAAAAGATTAATAGATACGTGGAGTTTTATCATAGCGGTATTATGGCGAAACCATTCCCACACGTTCTGATTCTTTCAGATCAGCGTTACGCCATTGATATGAAGCTGCCTTTTAAGTTGTTCCAAGCTGAATCCTTCACTTCGTTTTTAACCTCCTTAAAGTCAGCACAGCCGGTAAAGGTGCAAGCTGAGGGAGTTAAAATAAAAATCAAAGCATAAAGGAGAGAGCACGAATGGTTAAAATTATGGTCGATGAGGTTGCTTTTAAGCTTTGTGAGAAATGCGGAGTATATCGGAAACCACAGTTGTTCAAAGTGAAGAAACAAAAGAGGAAATCTTGCAGCATTTGCAGAGCGAAAAAGTAACAAAATTTAAGGACCCGGCATTATGCTGAGTCCCTTTTTTATGGGGTCAAAAATATAGTTGAAGTCTGGCTTGAAAAACACAGTCAAACCCTTGGTATATCAACAAGTTCCTTGTCGGGGTAATCCGACAACCTATACCCGACAACTTAACCTGTCGGATATACCTGTCGGGTAGCGTTACAGACACTTTTAAAAATTGCTCAAAAAACAGCTTTTCAATGTGGTCAAAATAGGGGTTGAAGTCTAGGTTCAGAATGACCCATTCAACCCTTGGTATATAAAGCTTTTTTATGTAACATTTGCGTTACACGTTGAGAGTTGCACGTTTTTACCGTTATAGCACCGTTTTACTTACCAAGTAAGCGAGCGAAGAAACCCTTTTTCTTTTCCTCCTCGTGTGCAGCAGCTAGTTGTAAAAGTACTTTCTTTTCTTCTTGGTTTTCTCTTACAAACTCCATCCATTCTCGGTCACGTTTTATATCACGTTCGATTTGTTGTTTATCTCGTTCCTCTATGTATTTCTGCTGCTGATCCATCTTTATTACAAGAGCTTGGATGATTTCTTTAAGCTCTTTTATATCATCGTTATGACTCTCATTGTGACGGTCGTTTTCTGTAGCAGGCAGTGACACACCAGATTGTTTTATCCACGTCATTACAGCGTTTACGGACTGTTCTAGCGTCATATTAGGTGAGTTTTTAATCTCAAGTAATTTCTTTAACGTTATAACGTCTCTATTGTAGTAAGCACGCTGACCTTTATCGTTCGTGGAAAAGTGATAACCACCATCTTGCAGCAGTAAGGCGTACTTTCTTAAAGTCGATTCTTTTATCTTCAGCAAAGTGCAAACATCACTAGCACTCATTATAATATCATCGTTTTCCATTTCGTTACCTCCCCATTGATAACGGTGTTATATCATTACTAATTAAACAGAAAAGTCGATTATCCTGCAAAGATATTTTGATAGAGTCTTAAAGCTAAACGATAGTGAATGCTTTGTTCGTTATAAACTTGTTTAGGACGAGAAGGTTTTTCATTCTTTTTCTTTTCTATATCTTCTTCTATATCTACTTCTTTATCTATTGCGTTACTTGATATTACAGGTAACGTTACATTTTCCCTTCCAAATACCACATTGCCAGTTTTGGCAACGGTACAAATAAGGGGATAAAGTTCTGCCACAAGTGGCAGAACTTTGTGGGGAATAAGGTTGCTTTGAGATTGAGAAATTGAGTTTAAAAAGAACATTAAATATATTTCGTTCGCAAGATACTGCGAAAGGAAATTTGAACTCACTGTTTACATAATGAACCCTATGGGAACCTAAATTGATACAGTTTTGATTGTGGGAAAAAGTCAAAGTCCAAATTCGGCCAAAATCAAGGAAAACGTCAATTTGACGTGACCCTTTTTTAGGTTGTTTTGGTCAATTGGTCAAACTCTGTTTTTCTCCTGTTTTCTCCGTTTTTCGTGGCAGCAAAAAAACTGCCTTTTAAAGCAGTTTAATGGGAGATATTTCCGAAATCAGACTTAACTTTCAATATCCAAGTCACCTTTTAATTCAGCAATTTTCTTTTTTAATTTTAAAACAACAAATTTTTCAGGATTTTCAAAACGATCATAATCACCTTCTTCTAATAACTCAATTAAAACTTTTGTAAGCATTCCTAATTCTTTATAATCCATTTTTCAAATCTCCTTTACGTCTGAATAACCATTTAATACCATTCTTCACTTTTGGTATAGTGCCACCAGTCACCATTTCTGTAGTAAACCTTTAAACAATCTTCTTTGTCATCCCATATAACTTCTTTAATGTTTTTTAGAGATAATTCCATCTGTTGTTCTTTTGATTCAAACATCTTCAAGTGTTTAACGTGGACAGTCAAAAATAAAAAGTATTGTTCCGGCTTTAATCCAAACATTTTATAATTCCTCCTTTTTGAATTCCACTACATCTTCTATTTTGCAATCAAACAAAGTGCAGATCCTTTCCAGTACATCCATTGATACATTTTCACCTTTACCCATTTTGGCAATGGTAGCTGGTGATGTTTTAATTGCAGTTCGTAATTCCTCTTTAGTCATTTTTTTATCAATTAGCAATTTCCACAACGGAGCATAAGTAAAACTCATTATTAACACCTCAATATTTACTATATAAATATATTCTACAACAAGTTAAAGAAAAAATACAGTTTTTTTAATAATTTCTTTGACAACGTAAATAATAAGTTATAGAATATCTTTAGGAAGTTAAAGACAAGCACACGTTAAGGAGGAAAAAAATGTCTGAAAACACAGATGAAAGACCAACAATTGATTTAAAGGTACTTATGGAAAAATTAATTAAACTAATGGAGGAAAAGAAAAAATGAAGCCTGATATACTAACCAGGTTCGAATTCAATAATACTGTAATCGTGGAGATTCAATCAGACTATACAGATTCAGTTATGGTTGAGGTATTTAATAATGGGGATTCAGAACACGAGAGAAGATCTTTTCAAGTTACTCCAGATGAATTAGATGTATTTATCGCGGCATTAAATCTATATAAAAATCGAATTAGAGGGGGCTGGAGCAATAATGACTGAGCTATTAGAATTATTTGATGGTGCAAAGAATGTTGAATTTAAGGAATTTACTTACGTTAAAGAGGTACAAGCAGAAATACCTGTATTTACGCTTACAGATATACCTGTAGAAGACTGGAATAGAAGAGCCAGGATACAAAACACTAAAACATTCGTAGAGATTACTGGAAGGCTGCCAGTGGATTATAAAGAGGTTTTAAATTGGATTAACTCTTATACCACAGAAAATAAAAAAGAAGTGACCAGCTGCTAACTGATCACCAACAATGAAATGAATGTCAATTCAAACAAACAAATTATATCACAAAGGGTAGGACTATATTGTTCTTCCCCTTTTAACTACCTAGATTTGATTCCTCTAACGAGGTCCGACGGCAACTGCCGACTAAGTTCAACTTAGGGACTAGAACCGGTTAAAACCGACTGTTTGTAGGTTTTGTTTAGGGTGACTAGATTCAATCTAGGGTGTGACACCTTTAAGACGGGTTAGGGTCATTGTGATCGATGGGAGAAACAAAAACAATCTTGCCTTTTATTAACAAACAACGATGCAGTTAATTGCATACCTTTTTGAATACCTTTTATTTTGTTCAAATAGGTTATAAAATTAAATTCAATAACAAGAACAAATCATATTACAAAAAACTATTTTCACCACTTGTATTAGAAGAATCAAAAACAAAGGATTTGCTTAAAAAATTTTAAATAATCCTATAAAATCAATGAATTCCCTTAAAAAATGTACAGTTTTATAGGACAAACTGCCGATAATAGTTATTTTCGGTAGAAAAAGATTAATAGCTTGTCTTGAATTTAGTAGTTTTAAAGTTATATAATAATGACAACTTAATAGAGCGGAAATAAAAAAGCCGTTCCATATGCGAGTGTTGGGGAACACTTGCGGAACGACTTTCGGCCAGTTCTCTCACAACTGGTTGAATTTATATGTCCATTGTACTTTTTTACTATTGCTCGGTCAATAGTATTGTTCTGCCATTTTTCGAATTTTGGGGCGTATATTTTCAGCTATGTAATTTACCTGGCTGAAAGTATACGCTTTTTTGTTTTTCTCTAACGTGGAATTGCCTACTAACACGTTATAAAACTAAACTTGAAAGGTCAGCTGAGCCGATGCAATAACTCAAGCGTGTCACACAAAAGGACAAACCCTCTATGTCCTGTGACAGTCTAGGTGAGGACTACCAGCGAGAGCAAAAGGTCCGGGCGGTAATCGTTAGTGCTACGGTGCTAGGGATTCCAGGCAGATCCACGCATACAGGGGCGATTTTGTATGTAGAAAGCTTGGAACAGTATAAAAGCTGAAAGTCATAGAGGGGTTATACATACGGACACCAACAAGTCTCCCAAGTTTCAGTAAACGACTTTTCTTCTATTTTTGCAGCTTAATATTTTCCTATTTTGCTGTGAAAATAGGGGAAAAATCCGTTTCCAGCCGTTTCCAACTGCAACCCAGTTTCAGTTAAAAACCGAAAAGAAAGTCAAGCGTTAAATGATAAATAGTGAAAATAATTATAGCGTAGATGGTTATTATGGTTTTTAGAGGACGTAGCCCAGAGCGGGTAGCGGTCCAACCAGTAGGGCGGAAGGCATTTACACTATATTAGGATTTGAAATAATGAACATACACATTGAGATCCATTACACAGCAGATAGTAAAATAACGCAAAAAGGTTCATTTCCCAAAAAAGGAAGAAAACCTGAATATATTGCTCTTCAATTTTGGCAACAGATCAAGAAGGAAATGTCTTATAGAGCAGAATTAGAAAAAATTACTGTAGATGGTGACAGAGATATTACTCAGCTGGTGAAAAGTTTAGTAAAACAAGAATGGAAAAATATTAATGAAAAATGGGATTTACCTTTTTAATTAATGTTGTCGGAGGATTAAAATTAATGGATAAAGTCTGGTGGACAATGAAAGATTTAGAAAAAGCCACCGGTTATAGCGATGATTGGTTAAAAAATAATATTTTATTGCAGAAGGATTTTAAAAAATATTTAGATTTAGAGAACGGTGGATTTGTTTATTATCCTGAAAAAAGAGGGGAGAAGTGGTTATTTATTGCTTCTAAAATGCAAGAGTTCTTAGAAAATTATTTTGTTGAAATTTTTAAAAAAGAAAACTGAAGCATTCTAGAGGTGATTTTGTTGAAAACTTTTCGAGTAAAAAAAACAAGCAATTTTTATTGGAGTATGAAGACAAGGATTCCCGGTATGATGTAATAAGTCTTTTAGGTAGATACTTCCAAGACAAAGGACGAAGGGAAAAACTTCAGCTTTTAATTAATGCTTTATCTTTGAGCAATGAAAAAAAATCGGTTGTATCCAAATTTAAAAAGTACATCTGAGAGTAAACGGATGTAGAAGATTATAAAAAAAGACGTCTAAGCTAATTAGATGTCTTTTTTTCACGAAATCGTCTGCTTTTAGCAGTTAAGTAACACGATGATTTTTTACCTGGTATTATGCTTGGACAATATCTCTGATCTTTTCTATCCGGTATAAATGGTTTATTGCAAACAGGACAAATTTTCTTCTTATTTTCTGAAAAGAGAATATAAAATTGTAAGTAAATCGCGTCAATTAATGATTCTGTATACAGTACTGGTTCAATCTTAAAATTTGACTTATCATCCTCTTTTTCGTGCCTCATTGAACCCCAGGATAACATTGCTCTTTTCGTATATTCCTCGATTTGTCTTATTAAAAATAACATACTGTATTCTTGTATCTGTTCAAATTCATTTTTATTTTTATCTAATTTCATAGGGAAAATACATTTAAAATCGTAATCAGGTTCCCAAAAAAGTTTTTTTCCTAATAATGTGTTAACTTCCCCCATTGGCCATTCCCTTGGTTGAAATGATGGTTCTTCAGTAAAAAAAGTTAACTTATAGTTAGTTTTACTTTCTTTTTCTATTTGTATTTTACTCAACAGTAATTCTTTTTCTCGGTTTGCTATGAGTCTATAAAAACTCCATAACTTATAAAATTTTGTAGCTTCTGCCCAAAAGTTCTCAACCGTATTGTTATCATACTCCCAAAATAACGGACCCCATTGAGAAAGCCATTTTTTTATAAGTTTTTCTATATTTCCTCCATTTAGCACTTTCTCAGTGAATTCAATGAATTGTGGGATTAAATTATCAAATTCAAAAGGATTGTACCTACTCTCGTTAAAGCTTTTTCCATCTCCACGAAGCACCTTTTTTCCATTAATTTCTTTTATTTCTACAACTCTATCCCACTTGGTTTCTGTTCCGGTGCAATCCATCGGAAAAATAAATGTATTGTGCATCTTGTTTTAATACCTCCTTTGCATACCGTTTTGAATACCTTTTATTTTAATTATAAAGGCTGTAAAATTAAGATACAACAACAAGAATAAATATATTTATTATTATTTTCGGGGGTATGCGAAGTATGGAAAAAAAGAACAAAGATGTTCGAGAAGCAATTAAAAAAAACGGTATTACATTTTGGGAGATTGCTGATCAGTTAGGTATTGCAGATACTACATTTTCAAAACGGCTTAGAAAAGAACTTCCAGAAGAAATAAAGGCAGAAATTTTTAATGCAGTTGAAAAACTAAAAAAACAGTAGGTAGTAACTAGATGATGATGAACGGGCTAGATTTAATCTAGGTCGTCAAGGGGGAGTATCAGCAATAATCGAAATAAGATTTCAAATTAGAAAATTAATCTTTTTTTAAAGGTGAAGTCCTTATGTCCGTTCAATTAAGTGATTCTCAAATTAAGAAAAATGTCTTTGAGAAAATACAGGAATATAAAATTTTAAAAGCTAAGGTAAAAAACTTTGAAAATTGTTTAACAGTTCTGGACCCGATAGAGAGGGAAATAATTGAACGAAAACTTCTTAGTAATAGCCCAGATATAGATATTAGCGTTTATATGGATATTGGAATTAAAAAGGAAAAGTTTTATAAAAAAAAGCAGTCTGCACAACTAAAATTAGCGAAAGTCTTAGGCATAATAAAACCAACATAAAACAGTTAAAAGGAGTGATATAACAATGAACCGACACCATATCTACAAGTGGCTGAAAGCTCAAAAAGGACAGGTTACTATTGAACAGTTAGTTAATGAATTTTCTGAAGCTCACCCAATAGAAATAGCTGAGGGATTTAATATGTATATTGGCAGCCAGGTAGGAAGCAACAAATGAACTTTGTCCAACCAATCCGGGATACAGATATATTAAAAAATATTGAGCGATTCCTAAAAGAATCTAAAACAAGAAATTATATTATGTTTCTCTTGGGAATTTATACAGGTCTTAGGGTTTCGGACATTATTAAACTGCG